AATTCCCTTAGCAGATGGCTAGAAAACAGTACCATAAACCGCAAGCGCCGGACCTCTTCGGACATCTTGTGGCAGTAGTTCTGGCTCTACCATCTCCAGGTATCTCAGGCGACCTGGACCCGACTCGAAGGATATTTCACCTACATCAGCTTCCTGCAGAATGGCTCTAACCATATCGAGGTATGAACCCCAATTAGTTCGAACTTGATACAGGAGAGTTATCCAATCCTCCGCATCCGCAGAGTAGGAGTAGAATCGGATAAGAGAGTCACTTCTAGAACGCTTTAGGTGTCGTTCAGGAAACACCATCCGCTGAACTAGGTCCCACAATGGCCTATATGGCCGACCGTGACTCCACTGATGACCGAGGAACTCAACCGCGTCTGCTAGAGTAGCTATCTTACTCTTCTCGACACTGAGCACCATTCCCAGCTCCGCTGCAGATCTCGCAAGATCTGGTAGTGGAACATAGTGATCGGTTCCAAAAACGCTGTCATCACCAAGTATCATGACCCTGTCTGCTTTAATCGCTACGCCTGTGGTGCGTATTAGACAGTAATTCAGGATAAGAAGGTTAGCGATGGAATCCACCAGTGATGTAAATGGATTCCCAGAAGGCACACCTCTGTGAACTTGCCACATAGAGCCATCTGGTAGCACGATTCTGGAGTGGATGAAATCGTGAATTACCCTTTCGAGAATTCGCGAGTTTTCTTCGTCTAGTATAAGCCACGTCTTGATGATATGGAAAACATCATCAATAACGAACGCGGGTAGGTAAGCGTCGAAACCGCTAAAATCTAGCGAGTAAACGTACGGGAACCTTGACTGGAGTTCAGAGACGAATCCGCCGATCTCCAATTTCCGTGTTGAGTACGCAAAGACTCCTGAAAATCGGAGCCCTTCATAAACGGCTTTCGAATAGCGACTAGCCACGAGAGTCGTAGCGAGCGGCGCCATCCATACGAGACGACCCTTTGGACCAGACACCCCATGCTGAATCCTACGACCAGCAATATAGGGATCCATGGCCTTCCGCCCTGACTGAACCAGCTCAGCCCGGCTGACCGCCTGATCGAGGGCATCAGCATTACTGCTGAAGTAAGGAGCACCAGCGAAATGAGAACGATGAACCACCTCGTCCACCACTTTACGTAGCGTATAAGGTTCGCTCCTTCTCTCTCTGCCACCCGCACACGACATTGTAGCAGCTTTCGCGTGCTCATAAGCCCTGGCGTCGACTCGTAGCGGAGAGCGATCACTCCTTCGAAATACTCGATCGGATAGATCGTTTCTCCGTCCACGAGTGACCAATGCAGGAGTTCCTTCATATCCTCCGGCATGATCGCTCGCGCCACTGAAGGCTCCTCGTCCCATCCTGCGGTTCGAGGTGGTTGCAGTGGAGTCCTGTTTTGCATCGCGAATCGGGGCGAGTCTATCTCCGTTTCGTTTTCCGTCCAGTTCTCTACCGAGCTCTGTTGCGGAATAACGGGTTGGATCGAATCCTCCGTACTCCCATTCCACCAAGGCGGTTGGAATGTTGGAGCCAAAGCGGGATAGTCCCGTCCGGACCCATTCTGGAGTCCAGACACTTTTGTTGTCCCTCTCGGGTACAAGCTCGTACGCCGACTTGAACCAGTTGAACATTGTCCAGTCAACTACCACAGAGGTAGACGTTCCGAGCGACCTGAGGACCTGGCGCGCTCGTGATGAGCAGCGATACTGGCCGATGTATTCTACATCGAATCGCACCATAATGGTCCTCCTTCCTAGTAGGGCCTAATAGCACCCGGGAACAGATCGACCCATCAGATCTGCTTCCTTGGATTACAACTTCCCCTGCTAAGGAAGCTGATAGCCGTTCTCCTTTCCAGGAGTGAGAAGATGGCTACGGCCATATACATCTTCTG